AAATCTGGGCATCTCTATTCTCCTTTATTTTTAGGGTCATGCTCGTCCAAAACATGATCGAATAGATGAACTACTCCGTCCAAAAGATCGACGTCATGTATTCGACAATCACGCATGGTGCGCGGATCGGCTAACTTAGCCCATGAAATTACATCTAAAAGAACATCTCTTTGCTTTTTTAGAAGCTCAAGATCTACATCATCTACCGTAATCGTTACACGCATCTCTATTCTCCTAAATAAATGGCGTCTGGCTAGAGCCACCCACTAGTTCCATAATCTTTTTAGAAGTCTCTACAGTGTATTCATTACGCGGATCGTAATTCTCTTGAGTAGACCACTCTTCAATAGTGCGTAGAAACAAACCAAACATGCTCTGCTGCAAGGTGCGATGCTCACGCATCACTTCCTGTGCAAAGTCTTTCTGGTTTACACACATACTGTTCACATACTGTGAGAGTAGAGATACCAACTCTTTTGGATTCTTTCTAATATCTTCCACGATAGTCTCCTTTATTTGTAACTGACCCCATGATACCACGTCTTGGGTTACTTATAGATTAGCTCTTACTTCACCATCAACCGACGTGAACCCTTTTTCCATTCACCAGACCGTCTCCCTCTTTTAACCACAGCCTCTGGCAGGTCTTGTGTTTTCAACAAAGACACTAACTCCTCTGACGTAGAGTTGTACTTTTTAAGCCAAGGAAGAAGAATAGCGCAATTCTCCTTATCGGGTCGTATCATCCCACTCGCCCATGCAGTCAGTGTAGGCGCTGATAATCCCACTAACTTTGCTGCCGCTCTCGCACTTATCCCCAAAGCGCGTGTAGTCGCCACAAATATCTCTATCTGATAAAGCAAGTCATCCATTGGATCTGATTCTACAATCAAAGCAGCTACCTTCACAAGACTGCTCCGACCAGGCTTCGCCTCACCTCTCAACCAACGCTTAATCGTATCCCTAGATACCTGAGTCTCTTTTACCACGTTACTCAATGTCGTCTCGCCACCCCCCAAATGCTCGCGTAAAGCATCAACAGCACAAAGCTCTTTATTTTCAAACTTTTCTGCAAGTGAAGAAATCTGAGAAACCTTTCGAAAAATATGAACCGGTAAAATCTTCTCACCAGAGATATATTCTTGAGGTGCCGAAAGACCGAGGCATCTTCCTAACTCCGCTGCCGATAAATGCCAATAATTACAAAATAGCTTAATCATATCTGCTCCAATTATTTATATTTAGACACATCTAAAGAGCGTCCATATCCATAACTATATTAAAGTTGAATAGGCGCACCTGATAACTTGGCTCATTTTCATTAAATTTTTATAACTCTACCAAATAACTGGTGTTTTTACATCAAACACAGTTAGGAACCCTATAACATTTTCCATGCTCTAAGTGGCACCAAACAATGTAACACGCAATGTACGGACATTGGGCATCATAAAAGCATCCGTCTTCTTTCCCTGGAAGCTTTGCAATGTCTTGAACACCATTAAAGGTAAACATGGCTAGGAAGATTATAATCTTCAACATTTTCATCACTCCTATCTATACAAGTCTCCCTTATTTCAGGGAACGATGGAGATAAATACTCATCTGTAATATAGCTCTTGCCCACATAAGGGCACACATCTTTATCTAAGTTAATTTCCAATGTAATTTTCTCTAAACTATCAACCATGTCAGATTACTTCCGTCACTCGTGGCTTCTTGCCATTGTAAATAGTCGCCGCATGTAACTTGGCCTCTGCCAAATCAAAAAATCTCATATTAACGACTGCGATCTCACCTTCGTGCATGTAAACCACAAAGTAACCCTTCCTACAAGTGTCTCTAGCAAAGTTTTTCCTCTCTAATTCTACTCCCATTCCATATATTCCCAACGTATCCTCCTAGTAGTATCTGCATGTTACTTATTAATTCGGAATTTCTTTACAAAAACTTGAGAAGATAATTTCTTTTTAGGAGGTATTTCCGTCACTACTTCAGTGGGGGAATGCGTACATGTGCAGCGTTTCCCGTCTAAAATGTCGCAAAACCCAGCGTGCTCATATATCTCTTTGTTGATGACGGAGTTGGCATCCTCTTTCCCGTGCACCGTACAAAACTTTATACCATCCACCGAGAGGGTCCACACTCCACGTCCTGTCTTCTCTATGAGAAATTCTCGACCTTTGTAAGACGTGCAAAAGCTATCTTTGTTATTTATAGATTTCCAACGCGGCATAATATATTTCCTATGTTACCACATATAAAGTTACTTGATTCTACACCCCTACCTCTAGAGGAACATCATCCATTGAACCATGATCGAAACAAGGTTCGTCAATCTCGTCTTTCTCTTCCTCGAAGAAATACAACCAATCTTGATATGCATCCCCTCTTTCCGACTCCTTCCACTTCTCTGAGCGGTCATCAATGTAAGCTTCAATCTCTTCAGCCACTTCTTGTAGACTCTCATTCAATTGGTGCATAATCTCATTATAGACGCCCATAGCAGCTTCAATCTCACTCTGTTCAGTGTCTAACTGATCGTACAGTTGATACAGTTCCGCTATTTTATCTTTACTCAGCTTTTTCATGTTTCACCTCTTCCAATCTAGTAATAAGTACCTTAGCTTTCTCCCACGGACTGACACACTCCTCTGCGCTCATGCTCCGATTGCCACTGTAGGCACCACATATCCCCTTGAGCATTTCTAACAGCGTAACGCTCGACTCACATCCACACCATTGTCCGTCACTCATCGGACACCTCCAGAGCGCCGTTCACCGCATGAATGGCAGATAAGATCACCCCAATCTGTTGGTCTGTAGTTATCTTTGTAAAAGGTGGAAGCGGTGTACGGGTTGATCCAAGTCTTGTCTCCACAATCCCGATACAGTAAACTGCACACACTACACGGCGTGAGAATGTGGAAACATTCGTAGCACAGGCACAACACGTCGCAATCCAAAAAGAAATGTTTTCCCGAGCCATAAACTAGGGAGCGGTTGGATTTGACCCACGTTTTCCTTATACCGCGACGAGCAGGGATAAGTTCATATAAGAACCGCCTATTGCCGCACTGACCGCATTCCGATTCACCCTCTACCATCAGACTTCTTTTTGCCGGGTTCACGATGACATCCGCACGGGCGCATGCCGCATCAATAAACACTTTGCCATCAATGCCTGGTGCGTGCTTACTCATCTCTACTTTCCTTCCACACTATCCAATTTAGCAATGAGTGCCTTGGCTTTCTCCCACGCACTCACACACTCCTCTGCGCTCATGCTCCGGTCGCCACTGTAGGCAGCACATACCCCTTTGAGCGCCTCTAGCAACGCAACACTCGACTCACACCCACACCATTGTCTGTCACTCATCAGACACCTCTACTTCAGTTTTGTTGAGCGCATCTTCGCAAAGGGTCAGGATGTCATCTACAACCCCCACCCATTGAAGACGGGTGGGTGTCTGAAACTCGCCACAACGCTGTTTGATCGTGTCCCAGATTTCCTCTAATGCTTTCTTACAGTCCGGTGCCGCTGCTATCAGGGCGGAATCATGCGCCCATCGTACAGGATCAAGCGTATCCCGAACGGCAACAACGCCGTGCTCTACACCATCGTATTCAATTTCATGACCACTATTGGGTGGACCAATGACGACATTCGCGTCTACTGTCCACGGTCCTGGTGTATGTTTCTCACTCATTTCTATACCTCCATTTATAATCTTCTTGTCGGGTGAGGGTGCTGTCGAAAAGGAACATCTGTTCGCTTTATGCTCTACACAAGTCTCACACAACCACTCAGCAGGTCCCCCTATACAAATGGGTTCGCTTTCCATTTTCTATACCTCATGATACCACGTTCAAAGTTACCTACTCTAAATGGCACCGCATAATAGAATTTGTATCTCTTCAAATTCATCTGGATGCTCTAACTCAACATGCACAACTAAAGATTCCCACGCATCATTAGGTCCAAATTGCCTAAAGCGTCCGTTCCAATGAAGCCGTGTGCTATATCCACAGAACTTGCATCGTATTACTTTTGAGTTTTTCATCATCGTCCTCCTGTCTACACAGACCAGAAAGACTCGAAATCTCAGGTTCACTACCTCTTTGTGTTAGGCTACCAGGGGAGGGACTTTAACCCCCGACCTCCGCTTCGTACATAGATCCGTTCTGCATAAACGTTTCCACCTTGGACCCCATCGCCACTAATTCCGGCAGGGGCGATCTTCCCTGTTTGCTCCGGTGTGTGGATCTTCGGCTTCCTACTAACGGCGCTCTAATTCACTGAGCTACCCTGGTACATTACTTCTCACTTTTTTGAACAAGAGCCTCTTTGAGTGCCTTGTTCCATCGCTCGTTACAATCCCACGAGTCTTTCACTTCTTTTTCAGACCACGCAGTTCCATCGTCCATTCCAATACTTGCCCAATAGTCAGGCAAATCAAAAGGTGCTTTATCAGGGGTAACTAGCCATTCATGCGGGTTCAACCCGTTCTCTTGCGTCGAGCGCAACTGCTGATTGTTCCTCATGTTTCCTGTTAACCTTCTCTGCTGTTAAACGGTTTTCGGAGAGTTGAATCTCTTTTTCAGTCATGGACCCTTGGCGCGCCATCCACCCACAATCGCCAGCGTCCTCAGCAACGCACTTTGGGCAATAGTCCTTGCCGTGCGGCTCGCCCACCTTCCAGCCCTGTTCGTGAAGCTCATTCCTGCCAATGTGGGCGAGCCATCTATTGTATCGGTAAAAGTCAGCCACGCCTTTGATTCCGCAGCCGTCGCATCGGATCTCACTGTGGATCATACGTCTCCCTCTCTATAGAGTTGCTATTCTGTGTAACTACCCCCACTAGAAGTGGGTACTGCTGTCACAAAAAGTAATCACTTACCGCCGATTGTTGACTAAATGGTCCCGGTTGAGTCCACGGTCAAACACCCTTATTTAGACAAGGCGTAGCCTCCTCGGCCATCCTCTCACGCAGTATCTTTTGAGCTTTAAGATACAGGTCACGCTGCTCAACAAGGCGGTCTAACTCCAGCCTTGGTTCTACCTCGTCACGCAGATACATTGTCTGTAGCTTGCTGGCTGCGCGTTTCGCATCGAAGATCAGTCCCTCAATCAATGTGGCTTCTTCTTCGGTCAATGTGATTGTCTTACTCACAGCGTAGCCTCGGGGCAGTACCGATAGAGCGCCCACAGTCTCGGCCAGCCTGTCGATCTCATGGATCATAGAAAACACCACTCCGACCGGCACATCTCGACCCTCAGCCTCGGCTATCTCTGCCCGTATCATCTCCTTTTTCGTGTCAATCATTACTGCCTCCAATTCCAATCGGTCGTGCCCCACGACTGTTAAACTTTCGCACCGCTGTTCAAGTCTTGCTCCCCTACCCCACTATCACACGTCTCGATGAATCCACCGGAATCGCTGTTGACTACCACATGGTAGGCAATGACTAGCCCATCATCGGGGTGATCAAACGTCTTGAAATCAAAACAAGCTAGCCAGTCTCCACGATCTTCCCTCTTTCCACACTTGGCGCATTTACCCCCTTCAATTTCTGGACCACTCACCAACTTGCCCCCCTTCCATGTGCTAACGCAGCCGCAGACCTCGTCCTCTGTCCACTCATCCGAGTAGCCCACAACCCATGTCAGGTGCCCGTAAGCATCCAATTGTTCTGTGAGTTCATCATCTGTAGGGGTGTTCGCACGCTCTTCGTCTTCACAGTAGCGATCCCAAGCTTCACTTGGGCATTCAATACGTGTCATTTCTATTCTCCCTCATTTATATCCTAACCCAATGATACCACACTTTGGGTTACTTCTAACTGCGACGTTTATCTTTAGATTTCTTTCGCTTCTTATTTTTTATCAACTCAGATAGTTTTCTGTGGCTAATCTTTAAGAATCTTTTAGCGCCACTTATTCTAAGCTTTCTTTTCATACCCAATGATACCACGTCTAAAATTACTTGGTAATTCATCTTCCTTAGGAGAAACAGAAATCGTCTGTGCTATTTCCTTCTCCATCCGTTTAGAATGAGGGTTTCTGGGCCATGACCCATACGTTTGATAATACTTGCGCTCAAGTGGATGGGCACCCTCACACTTATCTAAATGCAACTTTCGATATCGCCTTCTAATTTGGCCAAATACCAGCCCACAAGTAGGACACTCTCTCATCATAGCCATATAATTTATCTTTCAATCAATTTTTGTTCCGGTTGAAAAACTAGATTGGGACATAACCGGATAGTGACATCCCAACCTAGCGGAATAAGCAAACGCGAGCCTGCCGCATCCAGTCCAGGATTCATGCCTTACCTTGGATGGCATCACTCCTATGAAACCGATCACCTTTCCTGCTAGGGGAAAAGCCAAAGATCTCATAAGAGATGATCAAGTTAGATAGCCTCCCCCATTTCCATTATTACCCAATTGTTTATTGAGAGAGACATTATTTCCGTCCGAGAATCCCGCATTATAACCGTAATAATCGGTTTGAGTACTGGCACCTTTATATTGACCTTTGAATTGCCCCATATACTCTTTCAAGGCTTGCTGCTTACAAAGCACAAGTGCAGTCCCAGCTTCTGTCGCTTCTCTTTGCACCTCTACCTCGTTTTGTTTTGCCATAGCCCTCAAACGTTCACTAATTCGTCTTACCAATCCTTGCCGATACCCATGCGTGAATCTATTTCCTCTGCCATAAGCATTTTTCTTCGTCAACTTATCAATTGCACCAGACAAGTACTCAAAGGTCTCCTTTGCAGCCGTCGTAGTGCCCTTAGAGCCTACGAGAACAAGCCGTGTACGTCTATAGCTTGTGTACACGAGGGTACGGCACTGAAAAGCCGATGAAATCCCCTCAAGAAGCCGGGTGCGCCAAGAAGCCATCCTTCCTGACACAGCCGCAGTCTCTTCATGAATTTGAGTGTCTTCCGCCGTAATCTCTGAGACATCCTCAATGCACAGGTCATAACGTCGCAAAAGACGCTGAGCCATCGAAGCCGCCTGAGATGCTTCATGCTCATTCTCTGAATTTGCCAACGCCAACAATTTCTTCACTTTGTCTAAAATATCATTTCTATCTTTTGTCATTTATAAATTCCTTATTGGATTTCTTGACAATATAAATCACGCACAAAACCAAGAGAAATCTCTCCCAACTGGCGAGAACGCTCATAACTACGCGGAGCAACCTCATGTGTAGTCAGCGCAGTGAAGGCGTTATAAACCTCCCATAAAGACGCAGAGTCCGCATGATCTCGACTGTCGCTTTGAGTGACGCTCTCCAAGGCACGTGCAGCAAACTTTTTAGGCAAGATGCGCTCCTCTACAGCCGTCTCCAATCGCTCCTCCAGACGCACCATGGGAATCTCAAGTTGAGCAAGATTCTGCCAATAAGGTAGAACCTCCTCTTGATAAGTCCCAACCGCACGCTCCACCTCATGCACTAACTCAGCTACGTTAATCTCGCCAATGTGCTTGCGTCGTACTCGAAACAACTCCTCACCAATCATCATCCCATTGGAACACACGAGCCTATAGCCCCCTACAGCCAACGTATACGACTTGGAGGTGTCATAAGAATTGTGGAAGATTCCCTTCATCTGAACCACATCACCCTTTTTGACCTCGATCTCAATGCTCGGAATAACAAACTCCGCGTACAGACGTGCACCATTTTTAGTAGTGCGAAAATCCTCCACTGTAGGAAGCGAAAGACGTTCAAACGCCTCACGAGCTTTAGAGATGACCTCTTTGTTAGGAACAATAGTATAAGAGTCGCTCACTACTGAGAGAGCCTCTTGTGTGTCTTCACGTACAACCGCAAATCGATCCGGCACTTGAAGAACCCCTAAACCGTCCGATTCAAAAAAGATGGGCTTCTTGGAAACAGGGAAACATACATCCTGCGTATCAATCACTTTATATAGTCTCATTTGTAATCTCCTAATAACAGTTACCAACTGCTTTGTGACTACAACGATACCACCTAGGTAGTTACCCGTCAAACAAAAAAAATCAAGCTAGAGAAAACTAATCTTCTTCATCGTCATACATAGGGGGCATATCTATACCTCCTCCATTGTATATCCACCTACACTGCCCCAACTTCACGCAATAAGAATCAATCCCCCACAAAGCATTCTTTTCATCTTCTTTCCGCTCTGCTTCCGTACAATCGTCATCACACACGGGATCGTCTGCGGTCTCGCAACAGTAACGGTCTATCAAATACTTCCACGTGCAGCATAGCTCGGAGTTGTCGTAGGAAAGATTACAAGACGCCTCAGCCCCATACCACGGGCGATCTACGACTACTGGGTTATCAAGAGAACATAGGACAGTTGTAAACAGCGCCATCGCTGTCACCACAATTTTTATTACCCACATAATTGGATCCAAGGGTCACTCCTCTTGTTCTATAAATTCCGCTGCGCCTTCCACGTCCTGAGATTTTTGAAGCGCATCCGCATAAGGATCAAAGGGCTCCTCGTCCTCCTCAACTGACCCAATCACGGCGGCGTCTAAAATGGCATCACAGACTAGCGTTTTTTGCGCCGCAGTCCAATGATTCAAAACATCTATACTGATATCCACATCGATCTTCTTCGGCTCTTTACGAACAAGCCCACTGTCTTGTAAAAGCTCAATAGTAGCTTTTCTGGTGTCTCGAATATCTTTGAGAAATTTTGACTTACGAACATCCCCATCAGGCACTTCATAAAGCTGCATAAAAGCTTCTCTCTCTACCCTTTTATAAACCTCTAATGACTCAGATATAAAATCTTCTTGCTCAAAATTTTGTATAAGCTGGATATTACTCTCGTGAATGGCAGCAATATCTTTAGAGATAGTTACAATGCTATACCCTAACTCATTCGCAATCTGATGAATCGGCTCGCCACATAATCTACGCCTACTCACCTCTAGCCTACGCATCTCCATCTCAGCCTGCGTACATTTCACTTTGCTTTCTTTATCACGCGGGGGAAAAATCTCGGGGATGTCATTTACATCTGTAATAGGCTGACGTGGCATCATTTCTCCTAGATAAATGCGAAATTGAAAGCTCGCTTCTTTCGCTCAGAGGCAATCACAGCGTACGTAAATGCATGTAAAAAGTGGGGATCAAGCCCCAAGTTATTCCATCGATACCGATACCTTCCTGGCTCCAATTTTGATTGAACCAATTCACGTACCACGCTCTTCATGTGCGTGAAGAGTATATTTTCACAGACAAATTCAGGTTGATAAGTCCCAGTCTTTTCATCTCGTACCTCTTGAACTAACCCTCGGGGAGGAGGACACTCCACACTTCTATCCCGCCAATGCCTCAAAGCATATTCAATTGATTTATACCGGTCTAAGAGCACCACCCATTTGAACTTGAGAGAGTCTTTACTTTTACGAAGAGGAGGAGGATCAGAATTCTTTGTCTTCGGATTTTTATCAGACCAACGAGCCATATCTTGGCTCCCTTTATAGTAAGACAAAAATATACGTCCAGGGAACTCAGCAGCGAACTCTTTCGCCTCATTTGCATTGGGAAGCGCGTCCAATACGCACATGTCTACATCATACTCATGCATCAACTGATAGAGACGTTTGAAAGGTGAAACAATTTTACCGCCCTCTTTGTATCGTTCACAGTAGTTATCGACTACCTCAACATGGACAATTTGTTTCTTCCCGCTCGACGGCTTCAAGATAACCACATGCAATTGACCTGAGCGTTGGTCCACACCCATACAAGTATTTTGTTTGTCCATCCCCCACGTGAGGTCAGTATTCACACAGGCCACCAACTCATCATCTGTTAGGCCAATATTCTCTTCATCGATATAAGGTTTCCCTAATACAGCGTTATAAAACTCTTTGATGTTGTCGGTGGTGATATAGCGTTCCCACACAATTTTAGGGGTCTTGGTAGGCGAAAGCATATGATGAATATGAAAGCTGTCGATGTGAGAAGAGGGATTATGCGCTCTATAATCCCCATCCTGGGGCTCTAAATCTTCTTTCCCGCACACCGGACATCGGTAGAAGTACTCAACCACCCCACCTTTTTTACGACGCTGCCCAATACAATCTGGAAATACATCAGAAAGGATAACTCCGTCGCTACAGTTACACACAGTGTGCCAAAACTGCTGATTTCCCTGGAGAAATGCCTTGTCAATAGCATCGTTGGGTAAACCAGCAGTTGAAATCTTATAAATTTCGGGAGTAAGAGAGCCTGAGAGTCGCTCTTCAACCTGATTAATATCAGCTACATCCATCAAACGAGTCTCATCGAGGCAGATGATGTCCAAAGGAGTAGAATCCTTGGTGGCTGTACCTCCCATGTACGACATATACAAAGAAGAATTACCAAGCTGCTTCAGTTCAATACTCCCTTGGTTATCCATTACTTCAGAAAACTCTGGAATATTGGCGACTAAAGGGGCCAATCTATCTTTGGAAAACTTAGAGACAGCATCGTGGACCGGGAAATAAAAGCCTGCCTTCTTAGCTATTTTTGCCCCGATAAGTTCTGCATACCGTAGCTTATGTAAAACCTTTAGGACCATCCAAATGGTAAGCCCCACCTGGGTACACTTTCTCACGCTAATAAGTGGGTTCGTACTAAGGTATATCTTTTTGAGATACTTACGCTTAGCAAACGTAAATGAACGGTGATCTACTTTGAATGTATTAAGGGCACACCACACACCAAGATTTTCTAAGCGTAAGGCTTCCAATTCAACATGGGAAAGTCCGCCGAATGAGGCACTCTTCTGTGATTGAGGGTCCATATATTTCAAAGAATATACCAAAGAAATATAAATGCCAAAGGGAAAGCATTCACATTACCGTTATTTATCATCTCGTAGCTTCCAATTCATAACGGATTGACGCTCTCGATCTAAAAGTTCTTTATGTAAAGCGTCTCTTTGATCAGCTATTTTATCGCGCTCACTGCGGTACTCTACACGTAAATTTGAGATAACCTGCTCGTAACGATCTCGAATAGTATTGGCCCTTGCGTCAAAGGCATCGCTAATAGATTTAAGTTCTTGCTGAAAATCAGTAATCAGCCGATCTAAACGCTTTTCAGTTCTAAAATGTTGGATAGCAAGGTAGGCGGCGAATAAGCCTAAGGCACCAAAGTCTACAAGTTGACTAAGAAAACTGTCACTCATCTCCCCCTAACATCCCCTCTATCATTTAAGTAAAATTAGACCGAAAAATCGGGTGCCCCATAGTCTGCGCCCTGAGACTCTTCCCACCGTCCGCGAGGATTGTAAACCACACTGTCATCAAAGTAATAGGTTCTCGTGGCGGCTGTCGCCAAAGTCTTACTGGTACTCTCTTCAAATGAGCACACTACTACTTCCTTCTCAAGCTCTCGAAGAGGTTCTGCAAGATAAACAAAATCTCCATCCCCACTTATGAGGATAAATGAATCGTATTCATCATCTTGCATGAAGGCGTCGGCGGCAATTCCCACATCCCAATTGGTGTTTTGAGGACTCTGTCGGCTCTTTCCAAACGTAATATGACGCTTTTTGATGTTGAACCCCAATGAGCGCAATGCATTGATAAAGTTTGTTTGATCATGATGACTGGAAACAATGAGGTAGGCCGTCACATTTAAAGTGGAGCCAGACTCCAGTACTTGCTTTTGAACAAATTTAAGAAGAGCAGCATAGTCTACTCGATATTCTTTGCCGTAAGTATTTCTACATGAATACCAAAGATTCTGAACATCTACTGCCATGAAGTACGTTTTATCTTCCATGATACGGTCCTACTTCTTCACTTTATTATCAGTACAATTACAACGTAAGAGTAAGTTGCCGCAATGGGTGCAGCGAGGAACTGACACTTCTGCTGTCTTATTATCTTTAGACATATCCGTATTCCTTTAAAGTTTCTATCATCACGAGCTTCGGTATTGCGAGAAACCTTTCCAATGTAACTACGATTACATCCCCCACAGAAATATAAGCTTGATATTCAAGGCCAGTATCTCCATTAGAAGACAAACTCTTATCTACTAAAATATCAAATAACTCTGCCTGCATAAGCACCCATGCAGGCATATGATTCTTGGTGAAAATCAGTAGAGGAACTCTATCTTTAGGACAATCAGATTGACATTGTTCCCACCACTTCCACACAGCCGCCTTCTCAGACACTAAGAAATTGTGGAATTTCCCTAAGCATTGCTGGTTCTTACACTCTACATGAAACCTAAAATCTTCTGCCGGGGTCGCTACATCTCCAGCCAGTTCATAGCCCTCTTTGAGGTACGAGCCTCCACTTTGAGGCGTCCTATAGAATTTAGTCCCCCACCAGTCCCCTAAAGACTTCGCTATGCGACGTTCAAAAGAGGACCCTTTAGCTTTCGCACGCTTGCCTGCACGAGAGCGAACAGACGAAGAACGGCCAATGGAATCTGAAAGCTCAATCAGATCTATAGAAGAAGAGGAAGCGGTGACAGGATGTAATTTCATAATCTAATTTAGATATTTAGGTTGTAAATCTTTCTCTATAACCTCAATCCGAATAAGTTTATCATCTACAACCCAATGACGTACCACAAAGTGATCATTGAGTATCTCTCGAAATTTTTTACTCTCGATGAATGCCCGAAACATGCCGACAACATATTCATGCATCTCATGAACATCTACGTCATACGGCTTCTGATCATCCACTGCAACAGTATTGCATGAACAAAAGCGCAAAGCGTCAAAAATAATAATATTCGCTAAGAATACTAAGGACTAGCACCGAATCCCCCCGCATAATAATAGATTATATAAATCAAAGAGATAATAGGGATGTCTAAATTGACATCACTGAAACTCACCTCTTTTCCAGCACGTTTATCTTTAATGGAAGTGAGGATAACTGCGCCAATGACGATGACGTAATACCACGCGACCAAAGAGACAAATCTATACATTACTCACTCTCCAGACGCTCATAGCGATATCCTCCGGCCTTCACAAGCTCCTGAAAGACTCTTCCAACAGACTCTGCCTCCACGATCTCCGCATACGTAGTAGACGGGACTTCGTAATATCGATATATCACTCCCTTTTTGAACTTCACCTCAAGAATGCGATCATTTTCATCGTATCCAATCTCTGCCAGGTTAGAAGACTCAACAGCTTTTCGTTCCATTATCCACTTCTCCTAATTAATATAAGCTATGCCGTCACGCCTAGATAACGTAATAGTTTCATTGAAGTACGACGCAAGAGAGTCATGGTGCGTAATGACGAATACACTGGATCGACTCTTGGTCAACTCCTCTAAGACTTTAACTACAAAGTACACACCGGTCTCATCAATATTCTCAAAGACTTCATCAAGCAATAAAAGGTTGATACGTTTACCGCTCCGACTGGCAATGAAGTCATTAATCGCTAAAGAGATAGCCAAGTCTATTCTACGCTTCTCTCCTCCGCTATTGCCCTCATAGGAATTCGCAGCGTTGGTATTGAGAACCTCCACATTGAAACTCTCTTTCCATTCCCCACTCCCTAATTGCTTTCTGGCACTAAAATTAACGTGGATGCCTCCGTCCGTAAGGATCTCCAAATACTTATTAGCCCGTTCATTGAGAAAAGGAACAATGCGATCTAATAAATAAGAACGAATTCCCTCTCTAGAAAATCCTTTCTTCCAAAACTCGTAATACAACATTTGGTCTTGCATCTCTTTACACGAAACATCTAATACCTTTGACTGCTCGTCATTCTCCGCGATACCCGCTCCCAAGTCGTCAACAATGGATTTCCATGGGTTCTTTTCTGCTTCTATTCTCTGAGCCTCTTCGGCGTACGTGTCTGCTAATTTCTGTTGATAATCGATTTTATATTTCAACTTTTCTCGATTTTGCTGGTGGGAAAATATTTGATTCTTCTCACTATCTAAATCTCCTAAGACCTCCCCAATCATATCTAGGATTTCGACTATTCCATCTGCCCTTCCTTTATATTTTTCCTCTAATCGACCAAGCTTTTCTGAAAGAGACTGAACCGTTCTAGATTTATCAATCACGTCGAATTCTATCTCTTCTTTCTTTTTATCAATCCGTACTTTCGCAATGAAAGCTCCGCAATAGAAGCACTCTTCTCCCTCGTCTTCGCCATTGCTCAACTTCTCACTACGAACATGGAGGGTAGAGACCTCTTTCTTGATGCCGTTTATCAGCACCAAAATCTCTGAACGAGCCGTGTTGTACTTAGAAATTAGTCGTTCTTTCTTATAAGTATAAGTTTCAAGCTCTCCCTTATACTTACGAACCGATTGTTCTAACTCTTCTAGACTCTTACCTACTGGAAGAGCCTCCAACGCAGTTTGAAGCTCCTCAACTTCTGAAATTTCTACATCCCGTTTCCCTAAAATAACAGCAATCTTCCTATCTTGTTCGTTGGAAAAAGAATCGTGACTTTGTCGGCTCTCTTCCAACCGACTTTTCAACTTGGAAAGCTGAATATCTAATGAATCTTTTTCTCGTCTACAGATTCCTAAATCTGAACTCATCTCTTTGAGCTTCTCGCGCACCTCGTCATGGGCTGTGGAGAATATTTCCAAGTTCAAAATCTTTTCTAAGCATTCTTTCTGTTCTTTATCAGTGAGTTCACTGAACCGTCGAAGGTTCTTAGAGTATCCCTGTCCAAAGATGATGGAGTTGGAAAAGGAAACAGCGTCCATCCCCACTAGGTCTTCAATAAAGGATTGAGTTTCTCGATTATCTTTTCCCCGAGAATCAACGTCATTGATAAACAAGAATAGATTATTCTTATGCTTGGAGTGTTTACGATACCGTTCAACGCGATATGCATTCTCCCCCTCTTCAAACTCCAGCTTTACATAACAATCCTTTTTCATCTTGTTATTAACAACATGGTCTACACTCTTCAAACTACGCAGAGTGTCGCCAAAGAGTGCCCAGTAAATCCCCTCAACTAAGGCTGACTTACCACTCCCATTGCTAGACGATGTAGAGTCATCATGGTTTTCCCCCGATATACGTACCAATCCTCGATTGTGAAGATCGAGTTGGGCATTCCCAATGATGAAGAAGTTATTTAGTTCAATAGATTTTATAATCATTTATAGTTACTCTAATATTCTATTTATATGTGTAAACTTATAGTCCTATCTCATCCCACGTCCACGTTTCTTTTATAGTTTCCAACCAATCAGTCCAGTAGCTCTCTTCCAATTTAAAATTATCTTTGAGCCATGGAAACTCGTCTCTAAACGCTGGGTCTGTAAGATACAAAACAATCAACTGCTCTTGATAGCCAGCAATGTCCCACTTCTTAGCGGTGTACTCTAGATGGGTACGGATGGTGACGTCATCACCTTTATCCCAGACGCTAGTGGGTGCAAGCGTACATGCCGGGTAGAAATCAGGGCGTTTAGAGCGACCCGTAGCCAACCACGGCTTCATATCCCATAGCTTTCCCAGTTCTCTTTCAATACGTAACCATGCTACCAATTGATTCTTATACATCCCCAGCAGACTGGACGTGCCGTGGTTACGACTGCCCCGAATAAGTGGCCTATCAATGCCAGTCATCTTCTTATAACGCTCTGCATATTTGATACGCACCGCGTTAGAAAAGTCCACAGAGGATAAGCATCTCTTATTGGGCCACTTCCCACCATGCACGGCACGATAGGTACCTGGATCAAGCCATTGATACACAGTCACAGTCCCATCTGATTTAGAAGGGTTATCAATACCAAAACAACTGGCATACCCTCGATTAACCAACACCCTGAAACACGAGTGCGCCGAGAAACAAACGTCCCAATGAAGCATGGCGATGTGAGTAGCATGGGATTTCTCTGCCCCCCATTTACGATAACCACTCTTTGATTCTCCAGCGATGCTCAGTCCCCCTGGTTCCTCAAAGGTAATTATCTTCACTCCATCGACCTTTATCTTCTGTCCTCCCACAATAACGTGCTCGGTATCCTCTACTAAAGGGGCAACCTGTTCGACAGGTTCAGAAAGAGATTCGAGATAGGTATCAAGCCTTCGCATGGTACCGGGACCTACTTTCCCGTCACGCTCCCACGGGGTAGCCGGTTCAGGGGACACTCCAAGTGCCTCATCCCCTACCTCCGAGTAAAGAAAGTCCTGTATCCCGCCATCTCCTGCAATGAGATCCACCATCGTAAGGGGGTCATCAAACAAGGGAACGCCAGTCATCTCTACAGCAATAGGGTCAACGCCATTGGTTTGAGCATATTCTTTTCCAGAAGGAGCGTGTTCTAACCAAAATCTACCTAGTAGTTGAGCCCCTCGACCCCCATAGAGCCCCATCTCATTATATAAAACTGCCTTCTCACGTTGTCTCTCGCTCAGCATAATCTTGCCCCTAATTTATATCGTCAGACTCGGTATATTGCTCAAAGAAATTATATGCTTCTTGTATGTTTCCATCTTTGATCCACTGAATAATCTTATCAATGTCTTTTCTAAACATCACGGTGAATTCAGGCTCACAATGACCTAATAGTTTTTCCCCAATAATCTTTACCGCGCACGCTAATTGATACGAGATAAGAGTAAGTCGTACAACTTTGTCTTTCTCTTTGACGAGATCTAAAAGAATATAGTCTGGCCCATCCAGGGTGACTTCAATATTATCTTTTCATCTCTTGGTTTTTACAGTCCGAGGCATCCATTCCTCCTTCCTCAATGGCAAACGGAAATCTAAAGACAAAGTCTTCGGTGTAAGTCATGTAACCATGCTCACAGATACGACTACATTTTCCAGAGATTGTATTACCGTATTCATCATGCTGGGCACACAGCACCAGCTTGCAGTACTTCTTAGGTTCTTCTACTTCAAATTCCTCAAAATCAATTTCATGAATAAAGAAATTGGTTCCACTGGAAGCAACTGGAATGGATTTAAGCACTTTGTATTTCTTGTACTAAGTCTTTTCCTATTCCCAACAATCTATCTCGATCTAGACCACCTAAATCAATTATCTCTGAATCTAAATAGTTCTCTAAGATACTAACTGAACCACCTTCCTCCGAAAAGACTATTCTCTCTGAATGGCTCTCTTTTTCAGGGGGTGTAACTCTAAACTCCACAGAGATAGCTCCTCTATCTCTCAAATTAGATACCAAGGCACGCTTTTCCGCATCTTCTATTTCATAATTTTTTAGAACTCTCACAAAACAGTTTTTCACGTTCTGACTTTTCGGATCATCAGTGATAACAACGAACTTAGGAGCCAGCAAAGGCACTCTCGACACACTCCAAGTGCTTGTATCCAATTCAAGAAGACTCTTATCAAACCCCGCATCGTCCCACCTATGTTGCATTGCACTACCGATGTAGTGAAACTTGGAACCCAATTGCTGTCCGATGTGATAGTGCCCCGACAAAATAAGGTCCCATTGATCTACCTGAAGCATGGGGAGGGACAACTCACAAGGCAATACATAATCAGACGGCCCTACCTTAGCGCCTTGCACCCCATAGTGCATCAAGAGAAACGCATTGGTCGCCTCCGCAGGACGGTTCTCTAAACCTTCTGTAATGTACGCAGCGATCACTTCCCCATCATCGTAATAGGGAACAGCAAACATAAAAGTATTACCTCCATCCAAACAACACCAAGCTGGAGCATGAAAGGAGACACAGTTATCATTATTAAATCTTTGTAAGGCATGGATAGTCCCTGACTTATTAGCTTGGTCATGATTTCCAGGGATCATGTAGGTAAAGATGGCACCAGAAGAACGACCCAGGATAAGGTTGTGCACTCCGTTGAATGTATCTACATCGATACTTTTTCGTCGATCAAACAAGTCACCGCCGAACAACACTGCAGTATAGTCTTGCTCCTCCAGTAGGGATTCAGCGTGGTCATAGACCTGAGCGATTACACCCAACGCATCATCTACGCGACTGTTTCGACCGTGTTCTGTAACGATACCATTCTTGAATGGGTGGGCATGTAGGTCTGAATAAACAACTATCTTCATGATTATGTAAGCTCTTTTATAATGCCTATCGCAACCCCAATAATGAGAACAGTGATTGCAATATAGATTGCCAATTGGATTTCAGATTTCGGTGCTCTCATTCCCAAAAAATTCTTCGCTATTACCTTCGTGCACAATCTTATTTGTGTTCCCAATCGAAAACTTATTTACCTCAGACTTGAGCAACTCCTCAAACTTCTGCTCAGTGTCTTCAGTAAATACTTTGTGTTGAATCTGCACGGGGATGTCACTGTTCTTTGCATAAGTATAAGACTGTTGGAGTCCCACCTTGATGCTATTGAAATTCCCTAGATTTACTGTTCTCTCTATGTGAAAAGAGACTGACTCCACACTTGATTCAATCAGAACTTCTCTACGTTTTAGTCCCATCAGCATCTCCAAATAAATCTTGGCGTATTGTATCTTCTAATTTAGTTTTTATATCTTTGTTTTCATTAAGGTATTTGACTACAGATTCTTTCCCTTGTCCTATCTTAGTTCCCTCATACGAGAACCATGAACCTGACTTATCAATCAATCCATAGCTGGTGGCAATGTCGATCAAGTCTCCATCCGCATCGATCCCTTTCCCAAAGATGATGTCAAACTGGCACTCTTTGTGGGGAGATGAGAGTTTATTCTTAGTCACTTTGACTTTGACTCGGTTCCCGATGATCTCCTCTTTGTGTTTCACAGAGGACACTCGACGCACGTCCACGCGGACAGAGCAGTAGAACTTCAAAGCACGACCACCAGGGACTGTCTCATTGGAACCCCAAGTGACTCCCACTTTCTCACGGATCTGATTGATAAAGATAAGACAAGTATCGGTCTTGCTGATGATAGCCGTAAGTTTTCTAAGGGCTTTGCTCATCATCCTCGCTTGCAAACCCACCTGCATCTTCTCCATGTCCGCTTCAATCTCTGCGCGGGGAGTAAGGGCAGCCACAGAATCAATGACAATGAGGTCTACAACGTCAGCCTTAATAATCTCTTCAGTAATATTCAGGGCTTGCTCTCCGTAGTCTGGCTGGGCAAAGAGAAGAGACTCTACATCTACTCCCACGTTCATTGCATACTGCAGATCCATAGCGTGTTCAGCATCAATAAAAGCAGCCACTCCTCCTACCTTTTGGCACTCCGCTATAGCATGGAGGGTGAGTGTGCTCTTCCCCGCTGCAGCAGGACCATACACTTCAGAAATGCGTCCCCGAGGGTACCCCCCGATGCCTAAAGCATAGTCCAACCCAAGAGAGCCAGAAGAGATGCTACTTACGCGCTTAATAGAAGCTTGATCCATCTGAATCAACGCACCCTCTCCATACTTCTTGGAAATAGAAGAGAGCAAACTAGAAAGACCAGATTGTCTCTCAGGATGTGGCGCTTTTGCTTTTACCTTAGTCACTCCCTTTTCCTTCGGAGGAGGTTCTTCTTTTACCTCTTCTATCACAATAGGAGGAGGCTCTTCTTTTACCGCTTCTGTCACGATAGGAGGAGGGGGTAACGCAGGCACCGAAGACTCTTTTCCATCTCGACGCAAGCGGACAGTCTGCCCCACTAGTAGCGGGGCTTCGGACTTCTTTGCTTTAGGAGGAGATAATCGCATTACTTAGCTCCCTGCTTTCCATCAATTGCAGCTTGAAGTTTTTCTTTCAGCGCACCGATACTTGCATTCTCTTTCTCCTCTGTTTCCTCATCGAGAACAGAGTCCCAATCGTCTCCTTTCGTCTCCACCGGAGCCGTCTCATCCCCATTAGATTTAGAAGGAGAAACGAAATCATCTTGCTGCTCTACCACTGCGGGAGGATCAGCATCTTCATACGACACCGGAGCAGAGGTGGTCGAGGTAGATGCCTCAAGGTTCCCCGCACTCTGTGGGGGAGGAAGCGCCCCACCTCTGACTTTTCCTGAACGAAAATCTAGAGTACCTTCAAAGATTCCCTGCTGCACCTCGTACTCATGGAGAACCAAAGGAAACACTTCATCCAAATCATGAAGAACCTCTAGAGCTTGAGGGTGAGCCAACGGCGTAGAGTTTCCTCGCAGCTTAACCTGATGGCGGGTGTAAGACTGACGGTCATCAGATTTGCCAACGATCTCAGAGATCACTCGAATGTCACGACCAGTTTCAGGGTGAGCAATGTCGCCCCACTCATCACGACGCTTGTAATAATAAGCCAAGTCTCTAAAGACCGACTGAGAATACTGCCACACCTGTACCTTCGGTGAGCTATCCTCATTGACTGGATCGTTTACATCCAACACGTTACTGATGTAACTCACACCCGCCTTCATACGGCGAGCCAAGTCCACCTTACGCGGATCACCAGAGTTATAGTATTCGTTGACCACCTCGCAGTAATAGCAAGGCTCCCCGCTATGCTTCCAAGCGCACAGTTGAGGAGGAGTCTTCCCTACACCGATGGGAATACCCCAGTGTTGCACGCGCACAATGTGCGGAGTCCCTTTAGCGGGGGACATCAACAGACGAAGCGTGCGTTCTTCACCCGGTTGAATCTTGATACGGGGGAGACGTGATCTCTTTCCAAATTTTTCTTCATCTTGAATTACATCATCTACATTGATTACAAAATCCATTTTCTATCTCCTAAAATAATTCTCGGTCTTGAGTATCCAAAGATCGTTTTTCCATAAATGATTTTCTATGATCTGCGCCTGCGTTGATCAGTGCCTGGAGCTTATGATCCAGCGAGCCACACGCAGCCTTCACCAGTCGCTTGCTTTCTTGACAGTCAATTAGTCTGTGTTTTGCTTTTTTATATTCGCTATTCGTAATCACCTCATTCTCTACCATCTTTTCTGTTACTCGTCCCTTGTCTGCTAGGTCGAGACGAACTTCCTTGTCCAACTTCGCGTGTAAAACTGCAAGACCAAATTCAGATTTATTACAGTTGGCCTCTGCCTCTGCGAACAGATATCCATACGACGCAGCAAGCTCAGCTTGCCTTTGAAACTCACTGTCCAAATCCGATCGATCAATAGACATGTCTCGTGCCGGGTCCAGGGTTTCTACCGACGACTGTCTTACAGTGTGGATCTTCTCAATGATTCTAACTAAAGACTGATCACTCATATTTTATAACCCCACCTTCGAGCCCCAAGACTCCTCGCTATATTGGATGTCGGCAATGATAGGCACCCTGAAATCCCAGTCTTCAAACATCCGTTTGACTGTTCCCAAGTGATGGATCTCATCCTTGTGCCAATAGAACACCACCTCGTCATGAATGTTCATGATCATTTCAGACTTCTTGTCCGAAAGAAAATCCCGTACACGTGTGATGATTATCTTGAACATATCTGCACACGAATTGTGCTGATAGAATCCCCTAGCCAAGTATGCCTTGTCACTTCCTTGAAGTTCTATGTCTAACATTTCTATTTCGTATCCTAAATCTTTTACTTCTATAACTGTTGCCCACCGTGATGTTAGTAGGTCTGAAAAATTGTATCTCTCTTTTGAAGCTGGTAACTTATCTAGTATTTTTCTTATTTTATCTTTTCGTCCATATCCTTTTTTGATCATTTGCGAAACAAAAGATTGATCAGTAGGGGTGAACTGCTGATGCTTTCTATTTGTTTTATATTCTGGTGACTCCCGGATGAATAAACCAATGTCTTTGACAAGAGCATTAGGAAGAGCAGCATTCTCTTCAACCTCCACTCGATCTAACAGAGCAAAAGTGTAAGCATCACGCGTTCCGATAACTGATTTGAAAAGAGATAAATCACTCCCCAATATCCTGACGAGAAACTTTCTCCCTTGCCGTTCTCCCTTGCGTCTGTGGACGGTAGCACCAATACCTAAAGACGTCAATAGGAGTTGCAAACTATTCGCATAGGCATACGTAGGACACTTAATATACACTTGCTTTTCAGCAAAGTACGCTCCTCCACAAAAGATTCCTCGTACAAATGCCGCTTTCCCATCACGCGATAGACGCAAGGTCCACGGGGGAAGCTCTTTGGTACATGAAGTGATAGCTGAGAGTCCCCACTCGTCAAAGATTTTCTTTACGTCAGCATCATCCGTAGAGATACAGTGAAGAGGACCGGTGTGGTAGTCTCCGTTGATCTTGAGAGACCACTTTCCAGGCCACCGTTTAGCAACGTAATCTGTCACCCACAACAGATAACCTTCTCGATTGACTGGGATCATAAACGACAGACGCTCCACGTCATCCACTGGATAATTACCTGACTGACAAAAGATCCCACATAATTCCAGGTCGGCATTGGAAAAACCAACATTAGTTTTATGTCCCCCTGAACCCAACACTCCACACAAAACTTCATCGCCCTTCTTCAAATCTCGACAATCTCGCAGACCAATATCGTGGTCTTTATATACAAAGAACTTATGGTCAGCACTGTTATGAGTGGTCCCGCAACTTGTCTCCACTGAGTACACCGAGTGTTTTCCACATTCAAAGATACGATATTGATTGGTGTAACCAGTAAAGGTTTTGATACACTCACCAGCTATATCTTTGATGGGAATGTACCCCTGGTCTGTAAGGATAGGGGTCTCCGGGTGTTGGCACCCTTGAATGATACAGTTGACTGCCTGTCGGTAACCTCGTTCGCGCTTCCAGTCTTCCAGATCTGGATCTAATAGATTATCTAATCGTCGCACTCTACCGAAGTAGTTCTTGATGTAGCCCTGCTTCTTTGCCAATCGCTGATACTTATTTATAAAGGTAGCCACCCCAGAATAACATTCGAGATACGTCGCTATGTATCGCTTGGCTTCTTCAAAAGAAATCT